ATAGCATTTAAAGTAGAATTATATCTTATTGCACCATTAATTAAAATAGGAGCTACCGGCCGTTGAGCAGTTGTGCCTGTAGGCACAGCCATGCCTTTAGTGTCGGCTAATCTAAAAATAGAATGTGGAAAGTATTCTGGTCTAGTGCTATCAAAAGGCATATTATAAGCTCATGTAATTAACAAATACGTTTACTGGAACTGTAGCAGGAGAACCTGACCAGGTTCCAGATGAATTAGATGTGGCGTCTAAATCAATATAAAACTTATCACCATTAGCAAGTAGCCATTTATTTGCTACCATACCTGAAACAGTATTTACATGTATACTAGATCCAGGTAAAATTGGCACTGTAAGAGCACCACCACCACCTGAATTAAATAATACATTATTAACTGTCACACCATCACCACTAGGTACTAAGTTTAGTTTCCAATGAAAATGTGAATCTGCATGAGGATCTGTATTAAATATTATTATATCTGTAACCGCAACACTACCTGATGCCGTAAAAACTGCTGTTGAAGCTACGTTTACTATGTTTGTTATTGTGACTGCCATATTTTATCCACCAAATACTAAAGAAAAAGCAATTGCTTTACTTTTACTTATCATTTCTCCACTCGTTGTGTTATTAACAAAATACAATCCTGTACCACCACCACTTGGTGCTTTAGAATAAATTTTATTCTTAGTTGCTGTAGCACTTGGATCACTACCTTGGTCTGCAAAATTACACTGGATGCTTACATCAGCTGCTTTACCCAAAGTAATCACTCCAGTTCCATTAGGACTAAGTGTAATGTTACCATTTGTGTCTGTTGAACTAATAGTATTGCCGTCTGCTCTTAAATTATCTATATTTAATTGTCCAGTAATTCCTACTGCTCCTGTTCCACTATTAAATGTAAATGCAGAATTACCAGCAAATGCACTTGAACTATTATATTGAACTTGTGTATTAGCACCACCAGCTGAGCCAGAAACTGTAGTATCAACATATGCTTTAATACTTTGTTGTGTTGATAATGCTACAGCACTATCACTTGCCATATTATCTTCATCTAATATAGATGTGATAGTAATTGCGCCTATTGTTAAGCCACCAGATGAGGTAACATTAAGTACGTCTAACGCCGCTAATCCTGATCCTACTTTTAAATTAAATTTATCAGTCGTTTCATTCCAAATAATTGATGCGTTATCAACTGAACCACGTTCAATTTCTACACCAGCAGTACCTGCAGTAACACCTGCACCAGATTCATCTTTATTCAAAACAATAACATTATCTGTTATTGCTGTGTTGGTAGTTGTAATAGTAGTGGTTGTGCCGGTAACTGCTAAATTACCAGTAACTGTAATATCAGATGCTGTTAATTTAATATCATTTGTACCAGCATCAATTGTATAATCACCACTTGTCGTAAGGTTTCTAGCCATATTTCGTTATTTCCAATGTTATATTATTTATACAATTTTTAAATAGAAAAGGGGCCACGTGGCCCCTCTTCAAAATCACTAACTTTATAAAGTTTATGATACTTGTGCGTCAACTACGATTGAACCAGAAGTTACAGCGGCAGCTGTTGCAACACCACCCGAAGTGTATGCTGTATAAGCAGAACCGTTAATACCTGATAATGCAAACGTATTAGTAGCTGTGGATGCTACAGTAAATGCTGTTTCAACATTAAGTTCTACCATACCTACTACACCACGGATAGAAACTTTTGTACCATTTGCAAGTCCATGACCATTACTTGTAATTACTACAGGGTTGGCGGCTGTTGCGCCTGTGATAACTTTTTCAACTGCTGATGAAGTACCAGTAGCAGAACGTGACCACTTTGCGTTAGATGTGCCTTCAACTTGGAAGGTTCTGTTGCGTAATTTTGTGATCTGCTTTGATACACCAAGTGAGTCTGTAACGTTAATACACATTTCACTAGCTGCTAATGAGCCTGGGCTCTTATTTACTAGGGTAACTACTTCAGTTTTGGAACCATCAGTTACTTTAAACTTCTTAGTTCCTTTTTGCTGAATAATATGTGCTTCTGTTGCGGCAGCTACTTCTGCGCCGGCTGCGAATCGTACTGCGGTGACTTGAATTTTACCTACACCGTCACCAATGTGCTTTTTGTTAATTGGTCTTCCCATTTTGTTTCTCCTTAAGGTTATCCATTCTATGGATTACGGGGATGGTGTTCCCCATAAACGTAGTGTATTACTACGCATTTGTATTTATCCAAGAAAAAACCACCCAAAGTGGGTGGTTTGTTCCTGAAACTTATAACTTTAATTATGTTCCAATACTTAAATCTTTTACTGTTACTACTGCGCCTGCAAGTGAAACACCATCTACTGTGCCTAATGCTCTAATTTGTGCTTGTAATGTTGTGCCACCTGTTGGGGTAAACAAAGGACCCTCAATTGCGAAAGTTTGCTCTGTATTTGAGTTATGCAATGGACCGGCTGCAACAATTGTATGCATTGTGTTAATTATACGCAATGTAGCTGCTTGTGCGCCAGCGGCGCCTGCTGAACCGTTTACTGCCACAATATAATCAATTGTAAAAAATGTTAGATCTGGACCAACCATTTCAACACCTGTTGTTGTTGCGGCTGGATTTGTTCTTGTTACTGTTGCCATATTAAATCTCCTTTAATGACTTTCCTATATTTATATATTACAAGAAGAAAAAACCACCCAATAGGGTGGTTTCTTCGTCAAATAAGTTATAAACTTATGTGAATGAGAGGTTAGACATAGTAATACTCTCGAGGTAGTCAGCTGCATTACCTAGTGATGATGCAGTATTTGTTAGTGCGACATAACCATAACGTGTCATGAAGCCTACGACTGGTTCGAAAGTTGCTGGGTCTAGTACTGTGCCGGAGCTCATTAGTGGGATATATGGGCAATAGAATGCGGCGGCGTCTGCCTCGCTTGAACCCTTATAACCAACTAGTGTTGCACCGTCAGAGTATGTATCTACATATACTTTCAATGCGCCATTCAATGTACCAACCATCTTTTGATTTGTTGGTGCTTCAAATGAACCTTCTGTTGTACGTGCAAATGCACTTGTTGATGCGCTTTGTAGCACTGTTAGTGCAGCTGGTGAAACAACTGCCCAGTTACCTGCGCCTCGACGTGTGCGTTGTGCAATACGGTTAGCGGCGCGATTCATAACAACTGCTAGAGCTGCGTGTTCGTCACCAACGTATGTTGCTGTACCTGATACTGCTGCCTGATCAAAAGTAAAACCAGTTGAAGCAATACCACGAAGTGAACCAAGAATCTCTTGGTCAATTTCAGCAGTAATTTCTTGTGCTAATGCACTCATAATTTCTGCTTCCATATCGATACCGTGCATTGCATTTGCGTCCTGTGCAGACTCAAAAGTCCAGCGAGCGGATAGCTTTCTGGTTTTTGCTTCTACAGGTTGCTTTAAGATTTGAATGCTTAGACGGTTACCTGCGGCGCCTTCTAGTGCTGAAGTAGCTGCACCCAATCCGGCGGTTGTATCGCCTGAATAGGCTTGACCAATCTGGAATGGGGATAATGCTTCATCACCAGCTGTTACGTCATTTGCTGTACCTGTTGCGTTATTTGTATCAGCATAACGTACTCTTAATGTGTGAATTTGTCCTACTGGACCTGCCATTGGTTGTACACCAACGATATCGTTAGCGATTACTGATGGCATTACACGGCGGATTACTGGTAAAATTACACGGTTTAGTGTAGCAATGTTACCTGAAGCAGTCGCGCCTGCTGTTGCAGCTTCTGAGAGATACTGCTTTGTATTCTCTAGAGTTACTGCCATTGTGCTACGTTGCGTACCTTCAAGGCCTTCACATAAGGCTTCTTTGGTTTCTTCCCAACGTTCTGTTAATAGTTCTGACATTTGTGTCTCCTAAACTCTTTAATTAATTAACTGCTAATCCCGCCAACTTCTTGATATCAATAATGTTAGAAGTGGTGATATCGTTCTCTGGTTGAGTTTCTTGTTTGATTTCACGATCACCGGTAACTTCTTTCTTTACTGACTCAGTTAGTTTGCGTTTTATACCACTACCATCGCCATTAATAACTGCGGGCAGGTACTTGTCGAAAGATGCTTTAAGTTTATCAGTTTGAACTGATTCAAGTAAACTTTCCATAATTTCTTTCTTATCCTTAGCCAATGGGTTAAGCATTTCTGAAAGAACTTCTTTTCTGCTTGCTTGATCATTAATAATTCTGATCTCACTCTCTCTTGCTTCTACAAGTGCATCTTTTTCTGTTACTTCTTTACTTGCTTCCGCAAGTTCGTTTTCCTTATCGGAAAGTTGCTTCATTAGCTTTGCTACTTCAGTCTTCTCATTCATATATGAATTTGAATATTCGGCGGCAAATGCTTCAAATAGCTGACGTCCAAAGTTGTTCTCACGAGCACTTTGGATATCTTCTTTTAATTGTGACATCTCACCCTTAATAGTTTTGGTGACAGTCTCTTCCACCATCTTAGCACCACGCTCAATAAATGTCTTCTTAAGTTCTGCTAGTCTTGCTTTCGCTTCAGATACTAACTTAACTTTTGTATCAATTACGTCTTGTTTGTCTTCATTGAATTCGACAATTTCTTCACTTAATGCTTTGATTACGAAATCCTCTAACTTACCAAATGCTTCAGTCTGCGAACCTCTGTCTGTGCGAAACTCTTGCATTTCATTTGTTAGATTTTTTGTTACGAATGTGTTAAGCATATCGGCATGCTCTGCAATTGCTGTCTTGTATGCAACTCGCTCAACAACTACTGCTTGCTTATCCTCAACAAATTCTTGGATTTCTTGTTTTAGAGAATCTGTAACCATTGTATCTAGGGCTTCGACAATTGCTTCCTTATCATGCTCATAACGCTGTGCAAACTCTTCACGGAGTTCCGCTTTGTTTTGCTCAGCAGCTTCTGTCAACTTGGTGTCCCAAGCCTCCTGAAGTTCATCTCTTGCTTCTTCTGAGATTAGGTTATTGTCGATAAGTGGTTTGAATACTTCTATCATAATGCTCTCCTAAATTTTTAGGTCCTTTATGAGACGCAAAATCCCTTCTTTGAGATATTTTTGCGCCTGTTGATTCTCACGTACTTCAGCTGCTACTCCTAACAATTGATGGCCGCCTCTCATATTGAGAAGGCCTTCATAAATTGCTGTTGGATATGCATCTGGAGCACTTGGTTGTGCCACGACGTCAATCGTGACTATTTCAAATTCTGAAACATCTCCGGATGATTCCTTTACATTTCCGGAACCCCTGGAGGATACTCCTAATTTAACACCTGACTCTAGCATTGTTTTGACTAAATTACCCATTGGTGTTGGAAGAACTTTAAGTTTTCCATAGCCATTGGGTCCGTCCATCCACATTTCTGTAACCATGTGGGAAACACGATCTAAATTAACTTTAAGATCGTCTGGATGGTCAACCTCACCTAATACGGACATGCCTTGATTGATTTGTTCATTTAATGTTGATACGGCGTCTTGTATTTCATTGACTGGATATACTCTTGAGTTTGCATTCTTTACACCACCTTGAATACAAATACCCTTCATATATAAATCCTTGCCGTCTGCATCAGTCTCGGTTACCATACGTGCTTGGTCAAATGTCAAGTGTTCTTTTAGATAAGTCATCTTAAATTATGCCTTGTTTTTTACTTCAGCTTTTGGTGACATTTTACCCTTTTGTACTGCTGGGTCTGATGCGCCTGACTCAGAACTACTAGATCCAAGGTTTGATGCGTTTGCACCACCTGCGTCCATTGGGTTCTTACTTGCTACTGGACCTGAACCACTATCACTCTTATCACCTACTGGTGCTGGTGCTGGTGTTAGGTCTTCTGTAACTTCTTCTTTGTCATCGTCATCGTCTTTGGCTTCTTCTACTGGCTCTTCATCAGTTTCAACTGATTCAAATTCTAGGTCTTCTTCAGGTGCAAGTTCTTCCTCACCTTCGACACCTTCTTCACCACTAACTTCTGCCATCAACTTGTCAAATTCTGCTTGTAAATCATCAAATGCAGATTCTAGATCACTAATCCTTTCATCTGTTTCTTCATCGGACATTTCTTCTTCGCCTTCTGCATCGGCATCGGCATCCATGTCCATAACGTCTTCAAGGTCTTCACCAGCATCTTCTAGTGACATACCTTCTTCGTCGCTCTCAATATCATTAACAAAATCATCAACTTCATTATCGGAAATTTCTTCTTCTACTTCTTCAATTTCCTCTTCAATAGCTTCAAGATCTTGCTCATCAATCAAGCCTTCATAAATCTCACGAGACTTATCCACAACAATTTCATGGAAAAGCTCTTTGGCTTTATCTTGCTCTTCGTTGATGATATAATCGAGCAACTGCTCAAATTTATTACTCATAGCGAAATCACTCCTTTTTATTTCATAAAGGTACAAATTACAAATATATAATTATATTTAATTATAATTTGCTAATATACTTGATTATAGGGGTAAAATGAGTGAAAAGGGGTAATTTTACATAGGTGCCGCTGGTGCTGGGGCATATTGGATTGCATATTGTTTTTCGTCTTCTAATTGTTCAGATGTTCGTAATTCTTGCATTCGACGAATTTTATTAATTTGTTTTAATGTTAAACGAGTTTTTCGTGTATCATCTTTTTTCATTACAGTTTGATCATCAGAAGGATCATAACGTGAATGCTTATCATCCGTGTCAGGTTCTTTCATGTCAATATCTGTAAAAATCTCTAGTAAAAGCATATTAGTATTTATTAAACTGGTGTTGGTTCTGTAGGTGCTACTTCAGGTGCGCCGGGCGTCATTCCTGCCTCACCTTCCATTCCATCCATACCTTCTTCCATTGGAAGTTCAGGCATTTCTGCCATTCCCATATCACTTTCTAATCCACCTGGAGTAATACCAATTGATCTCATATCAGAACCTTCAATATTAGCACTAGGTGAATTTCCTGTTTCTTCTTGCCACATTGTAGTATTCTGTAACAATTCTTCTTCAGTTAATCCTAAATAACGCACCATCATAAAACGTTTGCTCAAGTATGGCAATTGCTCTAATTGTGCAAATGCTGAAATTTTTGTATTATCCAACTCTGCTTGTCTATATGATGCAAAGTTTTGTGGCTCATTAAATTTAATTTCAAAAATGCTATTGTCAATATTAATACCACGTGATTTTATGAATAATTTAAACTCATCATCAACAACAGAAGCAATAATAGTTTGCAATCTCTTACAATACTCATTAAATCTATACTCTTGTATTAATGCTGTACCAACTCTACCATCAGTATAACCTGCTACACCTTCATCTGGACCTGATGGTAAATAACTACTTGGAATACGTAATGCTCGATACATTTTATTAGTAAAGAATTTTAAATCATCAATTTGGCCTAAGTTCTCACCACCTGGTAATGTTTCAACTTTACTACCACGCCCCTCGCCTGTTTGTGGGAAAAAGTAATCTTCCATTATCGACAATGGATTATAAGTTGAATCCATCATTTTAGTACCACCGCCAGTTGTAGTAGGAATTCTACGTTGATGTATTTCGTTTTTAACACGCTCTACAAAACCCATAGCCATATGAGACGGCATGTTACCTACATCAATATAAAATACTCTGCGCTCTGGTGCTCGTTGTACCCTGTATATAATAATAGCATCTTCAAGCAATTCTTTTTGCTTATAAGTTTTAAAAATATTTTCTAAAATACTATTACCAAATGGCCAACTGCCATCCATTTCTTCTGTCATACTAATATGAACAATATGCTTTGCATCTACAGCAACAGACTTTTTACCATAACTATATTTTGCCGAATCTGCCATTGTTTGACTTGTTGGACTTCCTTGCCTGTTAGTTAAGTTAGGAATGGTACTACCTGTGGTATCTTTTTCAGTAACTGCTAAAGTTTCAAAATTTACAGCAATATCTCTAATTGTATATTGTTCAATTTCTCGGCCAGCACTTTCATCAACAACAATCTTTTCTACTTTAGCACTATCTACAAAGTGCCATTTTTTCGTTTCTGGATCTCTAATGAAAAGTTGATCGCCATATTTTAATACATTACGAAATAATTTAAATATTTTGCGCTCAAACCCTTGTAAGTTATACCAATGTCGTAATTGTGATTGTAAAAGATCTACTTCAGTATCTGTAGCATCTTCATGGTAATGAACTTTGAAAGCAATGCCAGATTCCGTATTGGTTTGTGTACAAAATTCAGCAAGAATATCTAGTGCTGAATTAACCTCACTATCTTGATCCATACCATCATATTGAACATAACGTTCAATACGATTAGGATGTCCTGAATATACTTCAGGTAATATTGAGCTGTAGTTTTTAAAACCTACATCTGGTGTGCCATTACGCAATGGAACGACATTGCTAGGCTGTGTAAAATATTTCTTCCAAGTCATTATAATTACTCTCTACTACTATTTACCCTATTTTATATTATTATTATTTTAATTTGGTTTAACGGACGCCTTCTTGTTTTGCATATTCGTTGCCGGCGATGTCGTTATTGGATGGTCGCGGTGTAGGAGAACCTTTGCCTGCCATCTCAATAGCTTCAATAATCCTGTCAGCGGATATTTTTTGAGACTGAGCAATTAACGTTGCTAAATCTTGATTACTAGTGCCTACCCATAATTTCCTATTCACTAATTCTTCCGCCGCTCTATTGTCTTCGATTGTCTTTCCTAACACTTTAGCAATATCGACAATTTGCTCGCCAGGTGCGGTCGAAAGCATTGCGTCAACATCTGCGTCACTAGCACCAGTTATTTGTTGATATTGTGCTTTCTGAAATATTTTCACAAGTTCATCAAATTTTTGTGAAGTAATAGTCTGTGAGTCCGTCATCGTATAACCTAAGTTCTCAATAGCTGCAACTTCTCGTTCAATAAACTGTTGTTGGATTTTCTGAAGTTGGTCAGCATTCATTAATTCATCAGCTGATAATGCATTAAGTGTATTCATTAGTTGCTGGCCAACTGCATTCTGCATCTCCGCGAGGCGATCCACGGGCATATTTGTTTGTTCTGTAGCGGGGGCAATAGCGTCTCTGGTTGCCTGACCCAGTCTACCCTTGTCAGACGCGGGATTCCCCTGGGAA